GATACAAAGTTTTTTCATGCTTTGCCTGTGGAGGCGGATCAACGATGGGATATAAGCGCGCTGGATTTGATGTGATCGGGATGAATGAAATCGATCCAAAAATGGCCGATGCTTATTTGACAAATCACGATCCAAAACACGCATACATTGAACCAATCCAAACATTCAAATTACGTGATGACCTTCCAGATGAATTGTTTGATTTGGACATCCTAGATGGATCACCCCCGTGTTCATCATTTTCAGTTGCCGGTGTCCGCGAACGCGATTGGGGCAAAGAAAAAAAATTCAAAGAAGGTCAAGCGGAACAAGTGTTGGACACGTTGTTTTTTGATTTCATTGATCTGGCCGAAAAGCTCCAACCAAAAATTGTGTTAGCGGAAAATGTCAAAGGGATGTTGATGGGTGAGGCAAAGGCATATGTGCGTGAGGTGTACAAACAACTTGATGACGCTGGATATTATGTGCAACACTGGTTGTTGAACGGCGCAAATATGGGATTGCCGCAAAGACGCGAACGCGTTTTCTTTATAGGATTGCGAAAAGATTTGGCCGATCCATTTTTGTATTTCAAAGATATGTTCACGCAAGTGCCAAAACTTGATTTGGAATTCAATGAACGTTGGGTGAAATACGGTGAATTCAAAACCGGTGATGTTGGCCGTGCATTGACCAATGAAACATTAGAATTGTGGCACAAAAAAATTCAAGGTGATCGCAAAATGTCTGACATCAACGAAAGGGAGAATGACAAACACACCCGATTTGGATTAAGGTTCATATTTGAAAACGAAACACCCTACACATTGCCAGCCGGAGATGATGCGGTGCCAATGAAATGGGATGAACCAAATCGCATCCCCGATTCAGAAATCTCAATGATTTCATCGTTTCCATTAGATTATGATTATAGAAAAAATAAAGCCCACTACATATGCGGGATGTCAGTTCCACCGCTAATGATCCAAAAGATTGCGGAACAAATACAAATTCAATGGCTGGATAAATTATGAGCAAGGGAAGAAAACCAAAACCAACGGCAATTTTAAAAGCGCAAGGCACGTTTGATGCTAGCCGACACAAAAACCGATTGGAAGCAGATGGAACACCTGCGCAACCATCGGTGCAATCTGCTGATGACACGTTTGAATGGTTGGTCAAAAAATTAGATGATCTTGGAGTCGTTGCTGAAGTAGATGCAATGGCATTGCAAATGTTGGCGGATGCCTGGGAAGATTATCAGGTGGCAAGGAATGTGATAAAAGAACACGGACCAACGTATTCCACCACAACCGCACAAGGTGATTTGATGTGGCGACCAAGACCGGAAGTGTTGATGATGAATCAATCGTGGTCAAAGGTTGAAAAGATGATGGTCCAATTTGGATTGACCGCATCATCACGCGCAAAGATTGAGACGCAGGAAAAGATTGAAACACTTGATGATTTAATTGGATAATGTACCACGACGAAACAAAATCAAACAAAATCATCAATTTCATTGAACGCGTGTGTACACACGTGAAAGGTGATTTGGCTGGCCAACCGTTCCTGTTGGAGCAATGGCAAAAAGAATATATTGGCCAGTTGTTCGGTACAATGAACGACAACGGAAAACGGCAATACCGAACATCGTATGTGCAGATTCCGCGAAAGAATGGAAAATCAAATTTATTGGCGGCCGTTGCATTGGCGATGTTGTTTGTTGAAAAAGAAGCGGGTGCAGAAATTTATTGTTGTGCATCATCGCGCGATCAGGCAAACGCAATTTTTGATGTGTGTAAACAAATGGTTCGAAACAAAGCGGTGTTGACCAATGGTTGCAAGGTGTTCAGGAATTCCATTGTGCTGAACGGCACGAATTCATTCCTGAAAGCAGTGGCCAGTGACGCTGGCGTTTTACATGGGGCAAATGCATCGTGTGTTTTGTATGATGAGGTTCACACGGCCAAGACTGATGAGTTGTGGAATGTGATGGCAACATCAATGGGTGCGAGATCACAACCTTTGATGTTTGGTATTTCCACCGCTGGATTGTTTGATCCGAATTCCATTTGTTACAAATTATATGATTATGGAAAGAAGGTACGCGAGGGTGTAATTCAAGACGATACATTTTTGCCTTTGATTTACGAAGCTGATCCGGAGGATGATATTCACGATCCTGATGTTTGGAAAAAAGCAAATCCTAATTTTGGCGTTTCCATCAAACCCGAATATTTTGAAAAGATGTCACAGGAAGCCAAATCAATGACATCCACCGAAGTTGCGTTCAGGCAATTGCATTTGAATCAATGGGTGAATTCATTGGCATCGTGGATCACCGATTCCGAATGGATGGATTCCGCTGGAATGATTCCATGGGATCAATTGAAGGGGCGCGATTGTTATGCCGGACTCGATTTGGCTGCAACTGAAGATGTCACCGCATTTGTGATGGTTTTTCCGTGGGATGATGGATCAATCAAGGTTGTTCCAAAATTGTTCGTTTCGCAAGCTGCCGTTGATCGTAGGCACAAACAAACCGGTGGATCATATGCATCATTTGTTTCCAATGGTGAATTGATCGTGACTGATGGGAATTCCACCGATTACGATGTGATTCAGCGTGTGATCTTGGAATGTGCTGAATCTTACAATGTGAAATCCGTGGCATATGACCGTTGGAATTCCAATTCATTGGTTCAGCAATTAACGGATAAAGGAATTGAGATGGACCCGTTTGGCCAGGGGTTTATCTCAATGACCGCTCCAATTAAAAATGCGGAAATACTGATCAAAAAGAAGTTATTGCATCACGGCGGTCACGGAATGTTGCGCTGGATGGCGGCGAATGTGGTCACAAAAAAGGATGATGCGGAAAATATAAAATTCAGCAAATCAAAAGCGGGCGACAAAATTGATGGAATCATTGCAATGATTATGGCATTGGGTGAAATGATCACGTCGGAAGGTAAAGATATGACTGGGGCATCAACATATGAATCGCAAGGAATTCGAATGTTATGATGAAATTGGAAGATGCCCGCGAATTGGGATTGATGTTGTTTGAAAACGGATTCACGCCGTGGATTGCGGAAACAGGTGATGGATATGTGGTCAGGGTGTTGATAAAGGGTGAAATCATCAATGTGTTTCGCATTGATGTTGAACCGGTTGGAGATAATTGAAAAATTCATATATTGTTGAAAACAAAATATTTCATTATGTTATACACAACAACAACAAATGTTTCCGTAAATTACGGATTGAATATGGAACCAGTTGACGACATATCGGTTGGCGACATCATTGAGATGACGCGCACGGGAAAAGAATTTTTGGTGGAATCAATCACACCATCGGGAATCGTATTGAAAGAATGCACGACATACGTTTCATTTAGCCGTTCGGCATTGAACGAGCGTTTGAAACGAAATTCGGCAATTCATAAAAGCATTTAGGAAACCACGGGGCGTTCTGCTCCGATTGGTGGTTTTGGTTTGGTAAGGGACGCTGTGGTGGCGTCCCTTTTTATTTTTCAAATGATTGATTGTGAATAATTAAACGCAAATGTTAAATTTTGAACATTGCATACGTTGTTGTATATTCACATCGAATTGTACAATCATCTTTCAAGCGAATGGCCGAAAATCAAAATTTATTTGGGCGAATACTCGGAGCATTCCGAAACAACCCAAACCGACCATCCACTTCGCTGGCCAATCCAGCAGAATGGATGTTCAGCGACAACGAATCAAAAACGGGCATTGCGGTCACGGAAAACACTGCGATGCAATTGTCGGCAGTTTTCGGTGCAGTTCGTGTGATTTCCGAAACAATGGCGTCACTGCCTTGGAATGTAAAGCAAACAAATAACGGAATCGTTCAGGATGCCGATGCGCACCCGATCAACAAATTGATCCATCATCCAAATGCGATGATGACTGATTTCACATTTCGTGAGACGTGCCAGGCACATTTGTGTTTGCACGGCAATGCATTCATAGCAATCAAACGCGATGGTGCTGGAAATCCATTGCAATTGATTCCAATCCACCCTGATCGTGTTCAGGTGAAAGTATATCAAGACGAAAAATTTTATCAAGTAGACGGCAAAGAAACATTTGATGATTCCGAAATCATCCATCTTGTTGGATTGGGTTTCGATGGGATCGTTGGAAAGTCGGTCATTGAATCCGCACGTGAATCAATCGGCCTTGGATTAGCTGCCGATCAATTCGGTGGTTCGTTCTTTGGTAACGGCGCAAACGTTTCTGCGGTGTTGACACATCCGGGTCGTTTGAGCGATGAAGCATATAAACGACTGATTCGTTCGTGGCAACAACGCAACGCGGGATTGGACAATGCACACAAAACTGCAATCCTTGAGGAAGGAATGAAGGTCGAAAAAATGTCGATTAGTCCACAGGAATCGCAATTCATTGCAACACGACAATTTGGTGTTGTAGATATCGCAAGATTTTTCCGTTTGCCATTAGCCTATTTAGGAAGCCTTGAGAATTCAAGCACACGCGCCAACGTAGAAGAGCAAGGAATAATGTTCCAACGCAACACAATCTTGCCGTGGGTGAAACGCTGGGAATCGGAATTCAATAGAAAATTGTTTATTGGTGATTCAGCATATTACATCCGTTTCAATATGGATGGATTGTTGCGTGGTGATATTCGTTCAAGATACGAAGCCTACACAAAGGGACGTCAATGGGGATGGATATCTGCAAACGATGTTCGAAAAATGGAAAATATGGCACCAATTGATGGTGGCGATGCATACCTCCAGCCATTGAATATGGTTGAAGTTGGACAACCGCAAAACGATGAAGCTGATGCCGTGGAATAATTACCCAAAGGCAGCGAGTGAAAACGCACAAAAAGCATTGGATCACCGTGAAGAACACGGAACCGATTGTGGAACGCCAGTAGGTTGGCAACGTGCGAATCAATTGGCTGGTCGTGAATCGATTTCGGACGATGTTTTGGTTCGGACCTATTCATTTTTGTCACGCGCAAAGGTCTATGATCAAGGGCGTTTTTTTGATGAAGATGGAAAAGAGATTTGCGGATCGGTAATGTTTGCGGCCTGGGGAGGTGATGAAATGTTGCGTTGGGCAAAAAGAACGATTGAACAAATGAAAGAAGATAAAAACGAAAGACATATCAAATCCGTTGTTGAAACCGATGAGGAAATCGTCATTACATTTGGAAAAGGCGAAATGTCAAACGAACAAGATGTGGAACGCGTCTCTTTTGATTTTGATGGCACATTGAACAATGATATTGGTCGTGCTTATTTAGAAGAAGAAAAATCCAAGGGTTCGGAAATTTACATCATCAGCGCACGAAAGGATGCGGAATATTTGCAAGGGTTTGCCATTGCAAACGGCATTGAAAAAGAACGCGTTTTTGCAATGGGCAATGATGATGAAAAGATTGCGAAAATAAAATCATTGAATATTGTCAAACATTACGACAACAACCCATCAATTGTGGAAAGCGTTCGCGGTATCCTCGTTACCGAAAGAGCAGAGCCAAACGAATTGGCGGTTGGTGATTTTGTGCGTTGGAATTCATCAGGCGGCAATGCGTACGGCAGAATCATTCAAGTTGAAACGGACGGCGAACTGGAAGCAGATTCAGGATTCATCGTCACAGGGACACCGGATGATCCATCGGCATTGATCAGGATTTACCGCTATGATTCCGAATCGGATGCATATGTAGAACGCAAACCCATTTTGAATGTGGTCCACAAATTCAGTACATTGGAAAAATTCGATGCTGAAGTTCGCAAATCATTCGTAGTAAAAGAACAACGCGAATTCCGAATGGAAAGCGCGGAGCAAAATGGAAACACGATCCGTGGTTATGCCGCCGTTTACAATTCGGATTCCGAATGGATGGGTGGTTTCTACGAACAAATTGAAACAGGTGCGTTTGATGAGGTATTAAATGATGACGTTCGTGCCTATTTTAACCACGATGAAAACTTATTGTTGGGACGTGTTTCATCAGGAACATTAAGAATCAGCACGGACAAACGCGGTTTGTTTTATGAAGTTGATTTACCAAAAACATCATACGCGAATGATTTGATGGAATTGATGCAGCGTGGAGACGTGAATCAATCATCATTTGCATTCCTAATTGAAAGGGACCGATGGGAACAACGCGATGGCGTAACCTATCGGATCATTGAAAAAGTATCACGTTTGATCGATGTATCTCCGGTTTCGATGCCGGCTTATCCAAGCGCAACGAGTGAATTGAAAAAACGAGATTTGGAACCTGAAACAAAAGCAGAAGTTGAAACGGCAGCGGATGAACAAACACCCGAATCCAATTCAACTGAATCTGCCAATGTGGATGATTCCGCCATTTATTTGTATAAAAGTAAAATTCTAAATTTTTAAGACGATGAAAAACATCGAATTGCGCGGCAAACGCGCTGAATTGATCAAGCAAGCAACGAACATCGTTGAGGCTGCTCAAGCAGAAGGACGTTCATTGAACGCAGAAGAAAAAACAAAATTCGACGCAATGGAAGCGGATGCACGCGGCATCAAAGAACAAATTGATGTTCTTGAGCGCACTGCTGAAATGAAGAAAGAATTGGCTGCAAATGCAGAAGTTCGCGAGGCTGCTCCAAAAGCAACACGCAAAGGTGCATTCGAAAAATACCTCCGCAACGGTATGGGTTCTTTGAACGCAAGTGAGCGTTCAATGATGGCTGAACTACGTGGAACATCAACGCAAGTTGCTGGAACCGATTCATTAGGTGGTTTCTTGGTACCTCAAGATTTCAGCAATGAGTTGGATATCGCAACATTGTTCACTGGTGAAGTTGAGCGTCTTGCAAAGAAATTGAACACGGCTGGTGGCGCATTGTTGGATTACCCAACAATTAACGACACCGCAACCGATGCTGGTTTAACAAACGAGGCTGCTGCGGTTACTGTTCAAGATATGACATTCGCAAATGCGCAATTGTCTGCTTACAACTACGCATCACAAGTTCGTGTTTCAATGCAGTTGTTACAGGATAACGCATTTGATTTGAACGCATTCCTTGCTGAATCAATGGGTGAAAGAATCGCACGTGCAACAAACGCGGCATTCACAACTGGAACTGGTTCAAGTCAACCACAGGGAATCATCACCGGTGCAACTTTAGGAAATACGGCCAGTTCAGCCACGGCAATCGCCGCTGATGACATCCTCGATTTGGTACACAGTTTAGATCCGAGTTACCGCAACAAAGCGTCTTTCGGTTTGATGGCACACGATAACGTGATTGCAGCGATCCGTGCATTGGGTATTGGTTCAAGCAACGATTTCCCAATCTTCATTCCATCAATGTCTGCTGGTGAGCCTGACAAATTGTTCGGATTCAACCTATACTACAACAACGATATGGCATCTGCAATCACCACAGGTCAAAAGACCTTGTTGGCGGCTGATTTCAGCAAGTTCGTTGTTCGTACTGCTGGTGGCGTTCAATTCGTTCGTTTAAATGAGCGTTATATGGACGAATTAGAAGTTGGCTACGTGGCATTTGCCCGTAAAGACTCAAAAGTTCTTGACACTCGCGCCGTCAAATATTTGGCTCAAGCCTAATAGATGAAGGTTAGATTTTTAAAATCAATCACAGGATCAGGATTCCACTACCGCAAACACGCGGTGGTGGATATCC